GGGTGTTCTTGACCTTGATATCCGCGATTTCCTGCTTGTTGGTGGTGTTGTCACTTTCCAGAGTAGAAATGCGGGTGTCCTGCGCGGCCTGTTCGGCAGTATAGGTGGTATTTGTGACAAATCCCGTAACGTCGGGAATTTCGCTTTTATCTGCCTTGTCGTTTTCCAGCTTGGCAATGCTCGCGGCGTGCTCGGCCAGCTCGTTCTCCTGAGAGGTGGCGCACTCCGCGATAGTCTGCCCGGGGTGCGCGGTTGCCCAGTCGCCCACAATGTTGTCCTGTCGTGTCTGGTCGGCATTAAACTCGGTCTTGGTAACGTAGTCACTCAGAGCGGTTTTATCGGCCTTGTCGGTTTCCAGATGGGCGATGGAATCGGTATTGCCAGAAATCGCCGTATCCTGCTGGGTGTTCTTGACCTTGATATCCGCGATTTCCTGCTTGTTGGTGGTGTTGTCACTTTCCAGAGTAGAAATGCGGGTGTCATGGTCGGCCAGCTGTTCGGCATGGTCGGCCAGCTCTGCGGCGTTCTTGGCAATCAACTTGCCATTCGCCAGCTCTGCGGCCTTTGCCCGGTCGATTTCGGCGGTCAACGCGGTATTGGTGCTGTCGGTCTTGGTGTCCAGCTGGGTAAAGTGGGCCTTGGCCTGTTCGCAACACTCTTCCAGTTTGTCCAGCCGCCCATCCTGCTGAACGTCCTTCTCCTGAATGTGCGCGATTGCATCCCGGTTGGATTCAATCTTAGCCTCATCCTCGGTAAGGTCAGACCGGAGACCGTCCGTCACGCTGGTAAGGCGTTCGATAGCCTGATGATTTTCCGTGATTTCCTCATGCTGGGCGGTAAGACGGCCCTCATGGTTGGCCAGCTGTTCGGCATGGTCGGCCAGCTCGTGGGCGTTCTTGGCGATAGCGGCGGCATTGTCCTGAATGTTCTTGGTATTCTTGGCAATGTCGGCGGTGTTCTGGGCGATGCTGGCATCGTGGCTCTTGAGCTTGGTATCAATGCCGTTCAGCCGGGAATCCTGCTCGGTGTTCTTGGCCTGAATTGCGGCAATGTCGCCGTCATTGCTGGTAATCTGCCTCTGCAAATCCTCGTCTTTGGCGTGCAGGTCGGCAATCTCGGTGGTGTGCTGGGCGGTGGTGGCCTGCAAACCGTCAATCTCGGTCTCGGCAGTCGCCACGCGCTCGGCCAGAGCGTCAACACGGGCCTTATCCTCGGCCACAGTGTTTTTCATCTCCGCGTTGTCCTTGGTGAACTGGTCGATTTTCTCCCGGAATTCCGCGTTGTCAGACGCGAAACCGGAGACCTGAGACGACAGGTCTTTCACCTCGTTCTTATACTGCTCCACCTGCGCATTATAAGCACCGGTCTTGGCCCAGTATCTCGTATTGGTGATATCCACGCCCGGGCCCACGTTGCACTTGCTGGTGTAGCTTTCGCCGTCGTGGGTCACAATGGTGAGGGATTCGTAGGAGCGGTGATTGTCCCATTCAATGGGGTCTGCGAAAATCGGCACATACCGGGAGCCGATATACTGAGACGGGGGACACGGCCCACAGGGAACAGGGGGCCGGGGCGGCATTGGCGGGGGATGGGGGCCGCGAGGGGCCCGCCCGCCCCGGCGCGCGGGGCGCCGGGCAAAGGGTGCGGGTTTGATGGGGAAACCACAATCATTCTTGCAACTCATATAGAAACTCCTTTCTTAATAGGTGATGATAAGATGACCATACTCTGGCTCGGTGATATCGGTGCCGGTGTTGAAGGTCAGCCAGCCCCAATTTGCAGGGACATAAGCACAGAAATGCCCGTCCGGGGTCAGACCGAACCACACAAAGCGAACCATTTCACAGACCATAGCAGGCAGATTTTTGTCTGCCCATTCCAGAAACTTGCCGTTCTCAAAGTCACCGTCGTTCAGACGGTCGTTGATACACTTCTGAGCGGCGGCAAGGTCAGCCATTGCGGAATTGAGCGCGGTGATGTTGCCGCCCTGCGATTCCTGCCCTTTGGCAATGCCCTGCACCAGAGCTGTCAAGCTCTGAATCTGGGAGACCATCCAACGAAGATCATACATCCCCGGGTCACCGGGAACATAAGGCGGGGACGGGCAAAACGGATAGTCCATAAATTCACCCCCTCATTTCTTTCATCAGCTCGTCGGCCCGGATTGCTTCCGGGGTAAAGCTGTTGTTTTTCCACCATGCCCAAAGAGCGGCGGCAGTCGTCAGACCTGTGGTCACCCAAGGCTCAAGGGTGGCGCTGTCGATGGGCAGAGGGCTCAGTCCGGCCACGCTGAGAATCTGATTTGCCAGAGCCAGCGCGAGAACGGCGGTTCTTGCAATCGTTGCGGGCTTGACTTTCATATCAATCACCTTTCCTTTCTAAGTCGTCGATACGGTGGTTTGCCACTTTGATTTGCTCTTCCAACACGGGGACGCGGCGTGCAAAGTGGTTATGCTCCCGCACTTCCCGGGTCAATTCATCTAGTCGGGTATCGGTGACGGCCTGCGCCTTGCTGTTTGCGATAAGAACACCCGAAAGCGTCACAAGGCCACCGATAAGCGCCACGATAACTTCCGATATCATAGTAACACCCCCATCAATAAAAGTCAAGGCAGAAAGTGCGGTGAAAACTGTCTGCGATAACACGATACATATTGAAAAGCACCGTCTGCCGCTCTGCTTCAATCATCTCCTGCGTGGTGGTAACGCCGATATTGCCGCCTCGTTTCCACTCGTGAACAGTGGTCACGGTCTCCGATTCCTTGCCAGTAACAGCGGCAAGGCCGTGTTCCTCATGCTTGCCGGTTTTGGAATCCTGCGCGGTTCCACGGTCTCCCGCCTGCCGCTCGGTGTGCCCGTGTCCATCGGTGCGGCCCGTGTCTCCATGGGTGCCGTGGGCCCGGTCGAGGCTGTCCCGCTGGCCGGTGGTCACCCCCTCGGTGTCCTGCTTGGTCTCGGTGTCAGACGTGGTTTCTTGGTGGTCGGTCATTTTTTCCGTGGTCACGTCGTCTTGGGTGCCGGTGGTGTTCTCGTTTTCTGTTCCCTCGGTTCTCCGGGTTTCATCCGAAGTGCCTTTTTCCTTATAGATAGTGGTGGAAGCGTCGAACGGTTGATAAGTCGCCTCATTCTCGGCAGAGACCTTGCCTTCAACGTCGGTCTGGCTGTCCTTGGTGGTCTTAATACCATCATCCATGATTTCCGTACTGGTGGTAAGTCGCGTTCCGGTGGTATCCCTGTCAAGGGTGCCCTTGGTGTCCCGGGTCTCGTCTGCGCTGGTCTGGGTATGCGCAAAACCATGTTCTTTTCCGGCTGTACTGCCCACCGTTTTCTCCTGCCCTGCGGTGTTGTCGGTGGTGAAACCGTCCGCTTTCGTGTCCTCATGGTACAGGTTGCCGGTGGTCTCCATCTGGTGGCGGTCGTCTGCGTGCTGGCTCTGCTCGTCGGCTCCACCGTGGGAGTGGGTGGCCGTGTTCTCTGCGGTATCCTTGGCCCGCTCGGTGGTGTCCTTGGTCAGCTCGTGAACGTCGGTGTTCCAAATGGGGTTATACTCCAGCTGGGTGGTTGCAAACAGCTTTCTCCAGATGGGGAGATTTTCCCGGCTCCACCAGTACAATTCTGATTTCATCCAAATAGGGTCGGGGTGGTACAGCGGGGCCAGACCGTGGGCTCTGCGGATTGCCTGAATCACTCCGGCTTTCTCCATGCCCTCGGGAACAACCATATTTGCAAACAAATTGGGGTCAGCCATCAACAGCGCTTCCAGATTGCAAGAAGAAACAAGCTCATTCACTAACATTATTGTCCACCTCTTTCCTTTCGTCCTCGGTCTCGTCGGCCTCGCCTGCGTCGAAATCGGGCTCAACCATCTTGAATGTGATATCGGTGCCGTACATCTCATTGACGATTGCAAGGGATTTTTCCAACGTAATGCGCCAAACCTCGCGTCGGTTGAAGGTCTCCGCGTCTGCCGCTTTGCTTTCCGTTACAACCATTCTTTCTTTTTTGTTGGGCTGAACGGAAACGCCCAGTTCCCGGTAAAAGTCGCACAGGATGTTCCGGCGATACTCCATTAAATCGGGAAGGATAAAGTTTTTGGACAAATCCCGGTCAAACTGCATAATTGGGAGAGTGAAATCACCGTCCGCTTTGGCGGTCAACTGCTGTTTCAAATCGGCATTGACGATAACGGCGGGGGAGCCATTCGCCAGCTTGTCGAAAATACCTTTCATCGTCCTTGCGCCCTTGTCATCCTTGGCAATCGCGGCGTATGCGAAACGGGCATTGATTGCGCTCTGCCGAATTGCGATTTCTGCTAACTGCATCTCCCTTGCATACTTGGTCACTAAATCCCACGTTCCTTGATAGTCGGGGGTGAGCTTTATCACGGCGCACTCTTTGCCGATTTCCAGAGGGCGCGGAAAATTAAAAAACGTCGTCGAAATCTGCATCCCGCGCGGCTGGTATTGCAGACCGTAACCGGTCGGGAATGCGGGCTGTACCACCAGCCCGTATGTTTTCGACTTGAACACGGTCGCAAAACCGGTGCGAAACAGCTGGTAAAGAAACGCGTCGTAATCCCATCCGATTTGCCCCCGGCCGTTCTCGGGGAGCCCGTTAAACTCAATGAGACCGCGCAACCTCTGAAAGAAAGAGCGTTCCCAGTAGTTCATTGCATCTGTGGAAAACGTTGCATCGAAATTCCCGCACAGCGTGCCGCCGTCGTAGTATCCGCTATAACATTGGTACATATAATCACCTCATTCGATAAATACGCCGCTGTCCATTGCGGCGTTGATGTAAGAAATTTCATCGGGCTTGGCGTTCAGCGGAGCACAGGAGAAACCCCGGGTCTTGCAATAACCCTGCACAGGCTTTGCAACTTTCATTACCGGATAGCCGTACACTTTTTGGAAACCTGCATCATCCACCGGGGGATAATACAGCAGGGTCAACTTTGCTTCCAAAGGTAGTTGTACCTGCGACGCACCCCCCATGGTTCCGGCAGAACAGTTGATGGGGGAAACTGTTTGCTGTACACCCTGCGCAACTTGGGCGATACCTTGCGCGGCCTGCATCGTGCCGCCAGCAAACCCCGCCACGGTGGACAGCAGACCCCCGCCGAAATTCATTGCACCGGAGACGGTGCTAATTGCACCGGTCAGCGCACGCACCGGGTCAATGTTACTGGTGCCGATTCCGTAGGGGCTGGCTATGCTGGTGCTTCCCGCGTATACCGTGTAATCTCCTGCCCGGACTAGTGTTGTTACACTGCCGTCCACGAAACACACAGACCAGTCAATATCAATATTTGCCGCCGTGTTGCATTGGTCAACGGGAACCGCCAACGTGCCCACGAAAGGAACATAAAGCTGTATTTGACAGTTCATGCGCTTCCAGTCGTCAACAGGCCACGGGATAGCAATAGTCGTGTGAACAGTACGGGAGCTGGACGGAGTGACCTTCTGTGCAAAAACGGCGGTGTTAAACTGCCCCAAGGTGATTTCCGTCTGCCGTCCTGCGCCGTATCTGGAAAGGTTTATGGGTATCCAGATGCAGGAGCGGACGCACTCCAATGCGTTGCCGCCGAACAAAAGTTTGTTCATAAACTCGGGCAATGCCAGTTCCCAACGAACCATAGGCTTGGTAAGGGTTTCCCACGTTATGGAAACTGCGGTCAACAAACTTTCCAACGTGGCGGCGCTCATTGCATAGGCGTGCAGGCCAGACTTGCCAACACAGGACAGAACAAATGTGCCACCAGAGGCATCAATATTTCCGTCCGTGATATCTGCCGACGCTGTGGAAATCTTGGGAGCCATTCCCACGGCCTGCCGGGTATCCTGCAAACGGAACGTTGCGCCGCTGGAATCTTGATTGAAACCGTATTCAATGAATGCGTCCGTTTTAAGAATGGTATCACGGTAGGTTGCCAGCGGGTCAAGCTCTAACGTGAATTGCCAAATGTTGGCGGTGCCCCTGCCTCGGATACCGATTGAAATATCGCGTATCCAATAGAAACTCGCCGTCTCTTCGCACTGGCAATAATTCCACTGGGGGGAAATGTTGATACTGTTCAACGTGACGTAAATCACGGGCCGCTCCATGCTGGTGGTTTGCTTGAAATCGCAACGCTCCTCGTCGGGGAGCTTGGTATAATCAAATGCTAAGGTTGAATTCACGCGCTTCTCAATGTTTCCAAAGTGAAAGTGGTATCCGTGTTCCACGCTAGGCGCGGGATACGCGCCGTTAAAATCGCCTCGTGCCATTGTTGTCACCTACTTTCTAACAATAAAGGCCCGGCCTTTTACGGTCGGGCCTTTACGGCTGTTTACGGTTCGTCGTTCATATAGAAGAGAATCGCGTTCTCGGTGGGGTCAGCGATATAGTTCATCTTCCAATGATGCTCGGTGTTGTAATACTCGCCCCGCGTGTTGAAAGGAGTGGTATAAACACTGTCCATCATGTAGACGGTCGCCAGCGCCCTGCGGTCATACAGCAGGCCCACCACCATGGGCAGGTCAACGAGGTCACCCTTCTCCTGCTTGGCGGTGTTCACGTTGAACTGCGCGGGGATAACAGACACGCGGCTCTTGTCGTTGATGTTCTGCCAGAAGTTCACGCCCTCGTAGTTGCCAAAGGACAGGTAACCGGGGCCAAAGATAGCAGGGAAAACCCACGATTTCGCGTCATTGATAAGCGGTTGGTACAGCAAGAGTTTCTGTTCACTCTTGGGGGTGTGCCGGAGCAGGGTCAGCGGGTCGCCGTTGTCGTCGGTGCAGGCGGGAACCAGATGATAAAGGTCGGTGCTTTCCTCAAGCAGGGCCGTCTGGGTTTCCAGCAGAGAGACAAAGAAGGAAAGAAACTCCTGCAAATGGGTGGTCAGCAGGTCAGCGGTGGTATAGGCCGTACCGCGTGCCGTGTTGAATTCTTTGGTGAGGTTGACTTTCTGGCCCGGCTTGCCGGTGTTGTACAGACTGCCGATAAAGTTCATCACGACGGCGCGATTCTCGGCAGTTTTCCAGCGCGCCACGTCGTTTGCCACTTCGGTGGTAATACCGGCCAGAAATGCCGACAGTTCGCTTTCGCTGGTGAACGCGGTGGTGAGCTGGGAACGGAACGTGGTATAGGTCTGGTCAAGCGTCGCCTGCCCAGTGTACCACATTTCCAGCGGGTAACGCTTGGAAATTTTGTACATATCCACGCTCTGCCCGTCGCGCAAGGTGTTGGGGTTCTGCACCGTGTTGATGAACTTGGTTTCATCAAACTTGCCGCTGAAAAACGCGACTTTGCGGATGAACAGGCCCCATTCCTGCGACGTGGCCTCAATGCTGGTAAAGCGGCCACTGTATGCACGGGTGGTAATGATGGTACGCGAAACCATGTTATAAAGGGCCTGCAACGTGCCCTCTTTGCTGGTGTTCAAACACATCTGCCCCACGTTGATAAAGGACGATGTATCAACGGCAGAAATTGCCGTCTGCCCGGTCACCTGCTGAACCAGATTGTTTGCAATGGTATAAATGTCCTGCGGACGGAAAACCGTTGCGCCTGCCTTTTCGGGAAAATTCGGGGTAGCCATTACTTCACAACTCCTTCCATATTAAAAGCTGGGGGGGCTTTCGGGTGCAGGGGCAGGCTTGACCGCCCCAAGAATGATATCTTCCACGCTGGTAACCGTGGGAAGAGCGCCAACTGTGCCAGCGGTCGGAACGGCGAGGGAATCCACTTTCTTGCTGAGGTCGGCAAGACTTGCCACCAGCTGGCCAAGGTCGGGAGTGGCCGGGGCCTGCTGGGCAGGTGCAGGAGCCGGGACAGTTGCCGGAACGGTCGGAACCGTGGGAGCCGTTGCACCCGGAACCTGCACAGGGCTGGGGGGAGTGGTCTGGGGATTGCCCAGATTCATAAAGGCGGCAATATCGGTTTTGGTAAAACCTGCGTTTGCCAGTGCGATAACGTCGTTAATGCTGAGTGCCATAATCAATAGTCTCCTTTCCATCTTGATTTGTTGGTTCTAACGTCCACATGGGTGAACGTATGATAAACGCCGATACCGCCAGAAGCGCCCAAATAGCACTCCGCTATCTCTGCGATTCTGGACGGTGTCACGCCCTCAACCCAAATATCAGCCGCCATGCCTTTGCAATGCTGAGACCGGGGAGAGGCGTTTTTGAGAGTGGCGTTGTATTCCTTGCTTCTATATCCGCTGTTAATGTGTACCGGTTTACCGGTAAAATTTCGGATGTTTTCAAGCAAAGTCAAAAGCCGCTCGTCAACCTTTACAATGTCGCTGGGGTCGTTCTTGGAATGGAATTCCCGCACCCGAAAGTGCGGGGAGAGCAGTTTTTCTGCGGCGTACTTGTATGAATAAGTGAGCATTGCGCACATCCTTTCTATAAAAGCAGGGGTATGCAACATAGAAATGCAACCCCTCAGACTTCCGGTCTGTCTATGTTATGGGGGCCCCTGCACCTTTATAATACTCATTTCAATCCTCAATGTCAAGGAATTCTTTTATTTTAAGCAACGTTGGCACGTCACTGCAACAAATCTGGTTTAAGTTTAACATAGCCTCAAAGAACGGGTGATGCAACCGGAAAGCGGTTTTTCCGGCTTTTGTGTCCGGGTAAACTTCCCGGCTTTCGTGCCGGGATGTGCACAAATAGATGTGGTTTCCGTCGTACACATACGCATATAGACCAGCCACGGCATACAGGGGTTTCATGCCTTTAATATTCATTGCCCGAACTGCTTCCAGATTGTTATATGCAAACTGGTTTTCCATTGCCATCTTGTAAAACTTGCTGTCCTTATTTTTCATCATGTGGCGCATGAATGCAGTTTGCGCACGCTTGGCACTTACCGCGCTTGATTTCGGCATACCGATAAACACGCCGCTTTCTGTTACCGTCCACTCTTTGCCGGTTCTGCATAGCTTGGCGATTTCATCCACCACGCCTAATTCAACCAGAATCGGGGATGCAATGTCAAAAGCGTTCGCCAACAGCCAAAGCCGGAGCGGGGGTTTTCCTGCTAATTCCCGGTTTCCGTTGATGGTAACATAGGCATTCAAAAGCGCGTCGCCCTCTGCCTTGCGCTTGATAACAATTCTTTCCGGGATAAATTCATCAAAAACCACGTCCTCAAACTGCGAACCGTTGAAACCACGAATATTCGCAATGCTGGGGAGCGTCATTCCGATTCCGTATTTCTCTAGGCACTGCTTGGGCTTGCCGTCCTCATACTCAAAACGGCCTATAGTATAGGTGACCTTGCCGCCCTTCACAATATCTGCGTCAAAACCTTCTTTTCTCAAAGGCAAGAACGGGTTCAAGTCGGGGTCGCTGGTGATAGCGTCAAACTCTGTCTTTGTGCGGCGTAGGTACAGGAACCGCTTGCCCTCGTTCAGCTCATATTTTAATGTGCCGTAGGTCTTACCAACTTGACGTTTACCAATAAGGATATTGCACCAACAACCTAAAGAAGCGATGGACGGGATATTGACCCATCCACCGCTTTCATATAGGTCAAGCGCAATATTTTTCATGTTGCGCTTGCTCATGTTTACACCTCGTAACGGGTAAAATAATCCGTCTTTTCGCCCTGCGCCGTTGCGTGCTCTGCAACTGCGGCAATGACGCGCTGTGTGTCCATTTCAGAAAGGTGCACGCGGTACAGGTCGTAGTACTGCCCATCCCGGCCCTTGCTCTGCGGCATTGCGATAAACTCGCCGTTCTTGCCGTCAACGACTTTTAGGTTCAGGAAAGTTGCCCCGGGAACGTTCAGCGTGAACACGCACACCCGGTTAGAAAGAAAGTGACACGCCTGCACGGTTGCGTCCTTAATGGACAGGTAAGACTTGACGACTTCGGGAGCGGCATTCTGATTGTTCTTGTTAAACATCATATTCTATCCTTTCATTATAAAGTAGTCTCTTGCTCAGAAAATCCAACGAAGCATAAACTGCTTTGCCACGCTGTCGCCGTTGGTCGGAAAAAGCGCCGTGGGGCTCTGGTTCGTGTAGATGCTGGCAATGTGGTGTTTCTGCGCTTCCAGCTCTGCCGCCTGCTGTTCCATGGTCTTGCCACCGTGACAGCAGGGAGACCACTGGGGCGCATACGGGAAACCACGGCGTGCCGCCT